GTAACTGATGACACAGACAATTTTTTTTATGATATAATAAATAAGGATAAAAATAAATGAGTAGCGAATTTAAATTAAGTGATCAAACAAATATAGCACTACCTATTAAAAATATAGTTGCTATTGTATCTGCTATTGTTGTAGCGGTGTGGACTTATTTTGGTATTGTTGAAAGATTAAATAGATTAGAGACTAATGAAAAGTTAATGGCTCAAGATCTTCTTAAAAAAGCAGATCAAACTCCTAAGAACCAAGAATTATTTATGTTGATTGAATATCAAGCTAAAACAATAGAGAAACATACAAAACAATTAGAAGAAAATGTTCATACAAAAGTATTAATATCTCAATTAGAAAAAAAAGTAGATAAATTAGAAAAAGAATTAGATACCGCAAGAGGTAAATAATGATTGAAGCAGTATTTGCATTATTAATGTATATGAATGGTAAGCTAGAAGGATATTCTCCTAAAGCTAATATTGCAGATTGTTTAGAACAAAAAAGAAAAGTAGAACGTGATGGTAACCCAAGTGTTACTTCATGGAGTTGTAAAGAAGTAAAAGCCATTATAGAAACAGATAAACATGGCGTTAAAAGAATCAAAGAAGTTAAACAAGATTAATTGTATTAACAACCTTGCAGTTGGATGCTGCTTATTAAATCACTGTAAATGTCATGACAATAAAGAGTATAATAATAAAATATTTGATAGTAGCTCTACTAGCATTTGTATTAGGTACATTCTTCCCAAATCCAGTCGTCAAGAAGAAAACTGAGAACGCCACAATCGCCTGGGCCAAGAGCCTAGGATTTGGTCCCCCGAGGTTTGAATATAATAACAACCAAGAATTCATTACCTCCCTTAAAAAGTGTATCACTTACCTCAATTTTGACATCCCTACAAATAAACACATAAATACAGAACTTATAGTTGCACAGGCTATAGTAGAATCTAACTATGGAACATCTAGGTTTGCACGAGAAGGCCATAATTTGTTTGGTATAAGAATATGGTCAAAAGAAGGTATGCTGCCTTATAAACAACCAGATCATATAGATTGGCGTGTTAGAGTCTTTAAAAGTAAGTGTGATTCTGTTAAATATTATATAGAAATTTTAAATACAAAAAAAGTGTATGCAGAATTTAGAAGAGTTAGAGAATTAACATTAAATAGAAACCCTATTGCAATGGCTAAAACTTTAGATAATTTTTCTACAAATAAAGAGTATGAAAAACATGTAATAGATGTTATTAATAAATTAAGAAAAGAATAAATATAATGGAACCAAAAGTATTTAAAGGTATTTTAGATAAAGAAGACTTTGAAAAAATAAAATATTTTTTTATGGATGTTAATACATCTTGGTTTTATCAATCTAAAATGATTATGTCTTCAAAAAAAGATGATAGAGGATATTTTAGTCATGCATTATTTCACAATAATAGAATAACTTCGAATGCTTACGATTTAATGTTACCTTTACTTGAAAAATTAAATGCAGGTCCGATTATTGGAATTAGAGCTAATTTAAATATAAAATCAGATAAACAATATTTTTGTGATTTTCACACCGATGGTAATTATGAAGAAGCTTTAACGGCAATATATTACTTGAATAAAAATAATGGTTATACAGAGTTTGATGATAAAGAAAAAACTAAGGTATATTCAGAACCTAATAAAATTGTTGTATTTAATTGTAAACTTAAACATAGAATGGTAAGTCAAACTGACGAAAATAGGAGATTATTAATAAATATAAATTATTTTCCAAAATGATACTAAGTAAAAGCTTTACATTAAATGAATTAACAAAGTCTCAAGAAGCAACGAGACTTGGAATAGATAATATTCCAAACGAAGAACATATAGAAAATTTAAAAATACTTTGTGAAAAAATACTACAACCACTAAGAGATTATTATGGTATGCCTGTTTCTGTATCTTCTGGATATAGATCAGTTGCACTTTGCGAAGCTGTAGGATCTTCAGCTAAAAGTCAGCATACTAAAGGACAAGCTGCAGATTTTGAGATATTTGGAGTAGCTAATAAAGATGTTGCAGATTTTATTACACAGAATCTTGAATATGACCAATGTATACTTGAGTTTTGGAATGAAAATGAGCCTAATAGTGGGTGGGTTCATTGTAGTTATTCAAAAGAAAGCAATAGAAAGCAGTACTTGAAGGCACAGAAGGTAAGTGGTAAAATTGTATATTCACCAATGGTTTAATCATGCCAATAGGAAGATCACAAATACCTCAACAAATAGAAGGAAAACTTCGTGGAGCAAAACCATCTAGAGCTATGCTTGCATATAAAAAAAGAAAGAAAAAATAATGACTAAATTATGTTCTAGAGGAAAATCAGCAGCAAAAGGAAAATTTAAAATTTGGCCAAGTGCTTATGCAAGTGCTTATGCTTCAAAAATCTGTGCTGGTAAAATAAAAGATCCTTCAGGCAAGAAAAGAAAAGATTGGAAACCTAAAGGTGCCTACATGGGTAAGTTTATAGAAGTAGAAATGAATGATAAAAATTATTCTAATGAATCTTTAAAAGATTATTATGGAGATTTATTAAAATAATGTCGGAAAATAAAAACAAAGAAGAATCTACAATAGAACTTGCTAAAAGAGTAGGTTCTAAAGAAGCAGCAAGACTTATTACTGAGCAAAAAGCAAAACAAAAACAAGAAAAAGGATTTGAAAAAACAGGACAATACTACTTTGATCTTGGTTTAAAACAAGGTGGTCTTGCAAAATGGTTTAATGAGAATTGGGTAGACATTTCTGCCCCTAAAAAAGGAGGAGGTTACAAAGAATGTGGAAGAAAATCAGCGAATGGTTCAAAAAGAGGTTACCCAAAATGTGTTCCTGCGGCAAAAGCAGCAAGAATGAGTGAGAGTCAAAAGAGATCAGCAGTAATTAGAAAAAGATCTGCAGCTAATGTTGGTCCAAAACCAACAAATGTTAAAACAATAGTAAATAAACCTAAAAAAATGAAAGATGGTGGTATATATAACATGACAAAAATGAGGTATATTTAGATTATGATGAAAAATAAAAATTTAAGTTCTAAAGCAGACTTAGATAAAGACGGAAAACTGTCTTCTTATGAGAAAAAAAGAGGAATGGCTATTGAACAAGCTATGTCTGAAGAGCCTATAAAAGCTCAAAAAGGTAAAATGATAGTTAAAGGTCAAAAAGAAATACAAGTTAAAAAACAATACTTCGGAGAATATTAAAATGGGAATGAAAACATATTTAAAAGCAGGAATAACTCCAAAAAACACACCAGCAAAAGTTGCAGGTATGTTAAAAGGATTTAGTGCTAAGAAAGTTTCTAAAAACGTTAAGAAAAAATAATGTCTAATGGCTACTTCAGGAACTACAACATTCGATCTAGACATAGATGATATTATTGAAGAAGCCTATGAACGTTGTGGTGTAAGAACTAACAGCGGATACAATATAAAATCAGCAAGAAGAAGTTTAAACATTTTATTTTCTGAATGGGGAAATAGAGGTGTTCATCTTTGGAAAGTTGTTCTTAAAGAACAGTTACTTACTGCTGGTACATCAACTTATAATACACCTCAAGATTGTAGTGACGTGTTAGAAGCTTATGTTTCAACTGCTCAAACAGTAACTGAAACAACTAACGATATTTCATTAGATAAAATTGATAGATCTGCTTATGCAGCTCTTCCTAATAAAGGACAACAAGGACAACCTTCACAATACTATGTGGATCGTCAAACTAATCCAAAAATCAGTTTATATTTAACACCAGATTGTGCTCAATACATTTATTTAAAGTATTATTATATTAGTAGAATTCAAGATGCTGGTGATTATAATGATCAAGCTAATGTTCCTTATAGATTTTTACCATGTATGATATCTGGACTTGCATATTATCTAGGACAGAAATTTTCCCCAGATAGAGTGCAAGGATTAAAACTAATATATGAGGATGAGTTACAAAGAGCTTTAGAAGAAGATTCTCAAAGAACAAGTTCTTTTATTTCACCTTATTCTTACTTTGGAGATGGAGTTTAATGGCATTCGCAAGAGGTAAAAGATCGTTATCTATTTCTGATAGATCAGGAATGCAATTTCCATACGTGGAAATGAAGAGAGAGTGGAATGGTTCTTTTGTTCATTATACTGAATACGAACCAAAACAACCTCAATTAGATCCAAGACATCATA